CTCATACGGAAGATCCCCTCTTTCTCTCTCATCCTCACACATCGCTCTCTCTAACATCTCATCCCTCCAGGCCTGGACGAAACAGCTCAAGGTAACAGCAGGCCCCGGTAACGGGGTCTTTAACAAGCTGCTGAAACTGACTGCATCAGGTGTAAAGCCAGATTTGAAACGACCTTTCCTCACCCCAGCTCGGGCAATCGCCCCCTCGCGAGCCTTTTCGATGGCGCCGTGTATGGCGCCTTCAATCCGGTCGCGAGGGAGGAAGTACCCTTCGGGTTCAACTTCTACAGGAAAGGGATTGACCGCGGGAGGTCGAATCAAAGTAGGGACAGATACGAGGGCAGCACGGATTCTCTTGTCCTTCCTGCACACCATCTGCGCGGCGTAAGGTAAAGAATGGAGTTTTCTCTCTTTTTGAGTGCGAAGAATGTGAAGGTTGCCCCTCACAATTTTCCGAAAAGTCTCCAAATCCGTGCTAGCCTCGTAAGCGAAACCGAGGACATCCTCCATCTCGGGTTTCATCCAAACTGCGGAAGCATTAAATTTCTTGACAATCTTTCCCTTTCGAAACAGGGTACTATTGATTTCCGCTAGTTCAGAATCCACCATCGTCTTTTCGACGTTAAGGGAGAGCCCTATCTTAAAACTATTGTCACGAACGGCATCGAGCAGCATGACCTCACCCGCGCGGGGCTCCTTGATCAAACCGTCATCACCGTTAATTTTAAGTCGAATAGAGCGATACTCCTCGAGGCCAATCCTTCCGAGATCCATTAAAGAACCAAGGGCCATGTCAATATTCGTTTTATTGATGATGCAAAGCATCGGAAATGACATGACGGAACCCATGGGTTGACCGGATTCGGCGAGACCGCCATCGAAGCGGAGTTCTCCCAAAACGTCAAGGCACCTCTCCTCCTCTTCGCTCAGGCCGCAACTCTTGCGCTTGAGCACATCCACCAGTATCTGTACGTACCGGGACTTGATCCTATCGGTAGCCTGTGAATAATCTATAGATACGTAATCACCGCCACCGTTCAGATTTTGAATGTGCTCATCACGGGGGTCACCGACCAGAAGCCAGTCCCGTTTGCGGAGCCTTGAATAAAGAGAATGGTGTAAAGGAGTTAGAATCCTCGTGTTATATTCGGAATAAAGTGTGACGACCCGGGGTTTGCCCTTCGACCACACTAATTTCGGATTACACTCATCTGAAAACTCCTCCACAACCCAATTTCCCCCCTCGACGCGGCGGTGATTCAGAGTTGCATTACCACTCGGAATGAAAGGAGTACGTCTATCGTCCCATCGATCAGGAACGTTCATAGAAACACACTTTTCAAACAGAGCGAGATGCTCCTCATCATAATCAACCGAGGCCATTCGATCTCGTTTCCATTCTTCGATCTTATCGTCGTCAAATCGGCTGCAAAACCGACAGACATCGAAATCAATCTTGGAAATGGTTTTGAAACTCAGCTCCCAAGAAACAGGGAGCTGAGCATCGAAACAAGACCTCACAGAACCGCGGAGCTCGGAACATTGGATCCCCCCTCGGGGCCAGTGGGAGCGACGAAGGCCCATCTTCTCGTACCACCTAACGAGAGTCCGGGCCTTACCATCCAACACTTTAGTGCGCGAGCAACAGTCAGTGGAAGCCTTTTCTAACACCGCATAAGGGTTAGAATCGGCG